ACCTGACCCATTAGAGGTCATAATGGCATTATCCCCACCGTCAGCGAGTATATTTACTTTAAGCTTACTGGTCATCTATGCTCCTATTAACCTGTATGATCCAAAATTTGTTCTTCTTTGATATCCTTGAAAAATCTCACCACCACCAGATGCTCCATTAATATCACAAAAACATTCTAAATAATCTGAACTACCATTCATATCAACTGTTGTAGTAATGTTTCTGGTTATAGTTTGTATGTTGTTATTTGAAAATTCAGAATATGCAAAATGTATTTGAGATCCGTTTTTATAAAGTCTTAAATTAGCAACATTTAAATCAGATGCTCCACCAGCATAACAATCTACTTGAGCATAAACAAAATATTTACCAACTTTTGTTGGTGTAAATCTATAATTAGTAGAATTGTCGTAACAACTATCTGTATCAAATATTACACTATTAAATTGAATTTTAGTTACAGTGTTATTAGATACACTTTGATCACTAGATAAAACAGCCTCGAAAGCAGGAACCGTAGTAAAAGGACCAGATACAGTATCTCCATCCTCACCAATCGTAATTGATGAGCCAGACTGCTTTATAATCTCATTTACTTTAAGTTGTGATACCACTCAATACTCCTTATGATTTGGGGTTTGCGTCTTTCACAGCTTTAATTCTAACCTTCCACGCGTCTAAATCCTTATAGATTTCATCGAGCTGATCCCCAATGTCTCCATAAGCAGCTTTACGTGTAGATCTTACTGTATTGTTTGTCTCTTCAGTATTACCTGCTGTTTCGTATGTAGCAAGTTGATCATCTGTTGGTTGGGCTAAACCTGAAATATTCCAAGTTTTAATGTAAGGACCCTTACCGTCAGAATCGTCCTGAAGTAAAACGTCAGTAGTGAAGTCAACTGTCTTTGAGTTGGCTGCACAATACAGTTTTACCTTTGTAGATAATGATGCCATTGTTTACTCCTTATAATATAACCAGTGTTCCACCACTGGCTACGTTGATTGTCTGTCCTGAGGACACTGTTATAGGACCTACTATACTAGCATTCTCTGATGCTGCTATAGATAGTCCACCCGTCAAAGTTTGTACATTTCTGTACGCGCCCTGAATACTTGTTAGTTTCGCAGCAGTAACTGTTGCGTCACTTGGAGTACCTATGTCTAAGGTATCTCCGAATATCTGACCTGAGAACGTTGCTCCGTTAGCTGGTGCAGATGTAAATGCTATTGTACCAGATGTTGAGCCCGCTGTAAAGGCTGTTCCAGGAATTTGATAGACACCATTTATATGAATCATTAGCGATGCTAGTGACCCAATCGTTTGTGTGGTGCCCCCTACAGCTATAGTAAACTGTGTGGTAGACCCGTTGAAGCTTCCACTAATATCATCAATAATTGAAAAGTTTCCCTGTACTATAGGGTTTCCGATGTATCCCATACTTACTCCTTTGGATATTTATCCTTTACTGCTTTTATAGCTTTTGCAAAATCACCATTTGTAGTAACTGTACCTGCTACAATATCTTTATATAACAAATCAAATTGTTCTGCTAGTTGAGGATATTCTGCTCTACGATTAGATTTATAACTGTCATTTTCTAAATCCCATACTGTTTGTAAATTACTTAATCCTGTTGTGCAATCTGATTCAGAGGGTTTTGCTCCACCATCAAGAACCACTAGGTTTGCATATATTTTATTTTTAGAGTCAGACCATCCAAACCATTGACCTGTTCTTACTGTTACTAAATAATCTTCTATATGAGTTGGTCGCATTATTATTATAAATCTCCCATTTTCATAAATGTAAAAGTTGTTGCATTAGAAGCACTAGCACCCGCTAATGTCGTGTAATTGTTATGTTTAGTTCCTGTTCTAAATTTTACTTTATGAGTTGTAGTATTAGCTACTCTAAATAAACCTGTAGAATATGTAAAAGCAAACCAATCATCTCCTGATGAACTTCCAATATAACTGTAAGAATATGCTAAATTTGAATAACTAGAATTATCAGTTGTATATCTAATTAATAATCCATTGTGAGGATTAACTCCAGTTTGTGTGTATAACCAATTACCTCTACAAGAAATTTGGTAAATACCAGTTGAGGGAAATGTAAATGCACCACTTGATTCTGACATTCCAGTACCTACTTGAGCAAAACTAGCAGTATCATTTCTTTCTAAATTTGAAGCAATATCAGTTCCTGATGCAACAAGAAAACTTGTTGTTAATCTCCATTCATCTGCTTCTTTTAATCCTAAAGGTGTGCCAGTAATAGTTCCAGTAAACGCATAATTAGCAGCGAGATCTAGCTTAGTATTTCCTACCGCATCATCCGCTATCCCCGCTGTTGGTATTGTTGTTACTGCCATGTTATGCTCCTATTAATTTAAATCCTTGAAAAAACCTATCTTCAAAGTCTCCTCTAATCGCTATTGTTCCACCAGATTTTTGTTCAACATAATTTTCCACATAATCTCCAACAGATAAATCAACAACAAGTGTTGTAAATAAATTATTATAAAATTCATTCCTTGTTCTACAAGATGCTTTGATAGAACCATTAACATAAATTGCGTTTATAAAACCATCAAAATCACTGGTGCTGTTTGGTGCAATGTTAGCACAAAAAAAATATTTTCCTGCTTGTCCTGTGGGAACTATAAATCTTGAGTCGGCAGTTGAATACGCATTATCAGTGTCAAATAATTTTACCAAATTAATTACTTTTGTAAAAGTGCTATCACTAATATTTTGATCTCCTGAACCCGACAAACTAGAACTAAATACATTATTTACATGAAAGGAAGGTGTGTTTGCACCTGCTCCCGCAACTACGTCACCTGCACTTCCAACTGTAATCGTCTTCGTAGCGTCTGTGCCGAGAGGCGAGATTGTTGATACTTTGATCGTGCTCATTATGTTCCTATCCTATATCCTGTAGCAAATGCTCTATCTACACCACCTCTAAAACTAACTCCACTACCACCTTCATATTCAATATAAAATTCTACATAATCTGAACTACCATTCATTTCTAAAGTAGTGCTTAAAGTAACAGAACCATATTGAGTTCCTTTAGCAGCATTTTCAAACCATGCTACGCTACTACCATTTTTATAAATTCTTAATTGAGCGTGACTAGCTGCTGAAGAAGAGTAGTTATCTGTGTGTTGAAAAGTAAAAAAATATTTACCAGCTTTTGTCGGTGTAAACCTATAATTAGAAGTGTCATAGCATGAGTCAGTATCAAAAACTTCTGTATCAAGAGCCGCTTTTGTCCAAGTATTTACTGAAGGTGTCTGTGTAGAATTAGGATAAGCTTTAAAAGCTGGATATAAGAAATTACTCTGCACATCACCACTGCCCAAGGCAATCGTACCTGCATTGGATGAACCGAGTGTCAGGGTAGAAGTTCCGCTTCTAGTGTCTATGGTATCTACGAGTATCTTTGACATCTATGTTCCTATCCTGTATCCATAAAATACTGAACCATCATTAGATACGCCATTGTTGCTATCTCCCTGATCATTTCCAATATAGCCAAATACTTCATAGTAATCTGTTGCTGTTGTTTGATTAATAATTACAGAACCCTGAACACTAAATGTTTGCATCTCTGACTCAGAGTAAGCTGCAACTACATGACCTTGCCAACCAGACATTATTTGTGGATTAGACATAGCTGAACCATTTTTGTATAGAGCTACTCTACTCCTTCTCATTCTGTATGTTCCCTCATCAGTGTCATAAGTAAATAAGTTTGCATAAATTAGATACTTACCTACAGGTGGTGTAAATCTATTATTTGAAGTATCAAAGTGTCCACCTTCATCAAATAATTCTGTGTTAAAAGTGATTTTTGTAAATGTTTCGTGAGCTATTCCTGTTTGACTAGCTGATAAATATGCTTCAAAAGCGGGATATAAAAGATTACTTTGCACTGCTCCTGAAGTTAAGGATACTGTATCACCACTCGCGCCTAGCGTTAAGCTAGTGCCAGATTGTGGTTCTAAAGTATCTACGAATATTGTTCCCATTATGCTCCTATAATCCTGTATCCACCTAAGAAAGTATATTTTGAATCAGCCGATAGAGCTTTATCACTGCCACTTCCTTGATATATTCTTAGTTGAATATAATCATCTGCATCTAAATCAGCTATATTAGAAGTGTGAAATGCATCGTAATGACCATAAACACCAGTAGCTCTTGCTATTTCTGTTGAACCATTCAAATAAATAGCCACTTCAAAAGTATTAAAATCAGCATCAGTATTCAGTCTGGCTTGACCAAATAAGAAATATTTACCCGCTACAGTAGGTGTAAACTTATAATCAGATGTATTGAATTTTCCATCTGAATCAAAAACTTCTGCGTTCAAGGTTACTATTGTTGCTGTGTTATTACTAATTGTTTGTCCGCTACTATTATAAGCTAAAAAAGCAGGAGTGTTTTTCATTGTAGAACCTAAGGTTGTTGTAGGAGTATTAGTAGAAAAGTCTACAGTTGTTCCACTAGCAAATTTTATATTCTTTGATGAGCCACCAAGAGTGACATCATTACTCCCGCTTATGGGTGCGATGGTTCCTACTTCAAGCGTGCTCATACGACTGTAAGATTACCCTCCACTGTAACTGTTCCTGTAAATGTTACAGGTCCTGCTAAGAATGCGTTATCACTTGCAGCTACTGCTACAGTTGATGTTATTGTTGCTAGGTTTTCATAGACACCATTAAATGATGTCATCATTGGAGCTGTTACTGTGCCTGTTCCTGGTACATTTGTACCAACAACACTATTTAAAAATATAACAAAGCAAGAATCTGATCCAGCTAATGCTGTTGTAAAAGTTATTTGACCGCCTGCTACTGTGTAATCAGTAGTAGGTTTTTGGCGCACACCATTACGAAGAACTGCGATATCTTCTGGTATAGCTACACTAGTTGATAGTGCATATGCAGAAGAACCATCACCTGATATTGTTTGAACAGATGTACTGCTTGTAAAGTCTTTTGTTACTGGATTACCAATATACGCCATGTTACTCCTATGTGCTTATGCTATCTATAAAAGATACCCACACGTTTAAACTGTTTGCTGTGTCTGCTTTTGCTTTTAAAACATCACCACTTTGAAGCACAATCTTTGCGCCTCCATCAATTAACTCAATAGAACCACCCGCTGGTATGGGTACGTTCTTAACAATATAAGAATCTGCTGAGCCACCACTAGCACTTGATGTTATATAAACATCAGCTTTGATAGTAGCATTTAGAATGTTTGCCAATCTAATTCCTATAATTGCATCGTCAGAGTTTGAAGTGATGATAGTTCTAGCGGCTGTACCAATGGCTACGTCACCACTAGATTCAGATGCTACAGCTCTTTCAAAATCTTGTGCCATCTATTCCTCCTTATAATGCTACAGCTAAAGCTATAGCAAATCCTTTCGTTGCTGCAGCTGAAACATCAACTCCGTTAACTGTGCCTACTTGCAGATTGTCTAATGCATTTAAAACATTAGTACCATCTGAATAAATTATGGCATCTCTAGCTGCTGGTAAAGTAAATGTTGTACCACTACCAGTAGTAAATATTATAGAATTATTATTTGCGGTATTATTTAAAACTATATAAGTAGTTTCTTTCGCAGGTATAGTTACTGTGTTAGTACCACTTGGTGAGCCACCGAAGTCGAGAACAAGATTTCTTCCATCTTCGTCAGCGTAAGATGTGGGGTTAGCAGTAAATGTTAATGTGTGTGTTGTACCTGATAGAGTAACAGCTGCTCGTCCTGTTATTTTATTTTCAAGACGTTTTAAATTGTCATTAGTTTGATCACCCCAGGTTCCATCGTTTTCACCTGTAGTTAATAAACGTAAATTTAAACCACCACTACTCCAAGTAGATGCCATTAACTAATCCTTATAATTGCGTTGCTTGCGTTAGCTGTTGGAAATTCAACAGTAAAAGTACCATTAGAAACCGAATAGTCTGCACCAAAATCTAATACCATAACGGCTTTATTAGATGCTGATGAATTGTATATTATGCAACCTCTTGTAGTAAATGTAGCACTCGACCAAGATGTGTTTGCAAAATCACAAACAGCTGTTGAACTATCTAATACTGGAGTAACACTTGTTAAAGTATTTCCGCCTGTAGTATATCCACTTCCGTTTGCGAGTTCGTCACTGTTTCCTGTAACTACCGAATAGTTTACTGTGCCAGCATTGTACGTACCAGATTGCGATGCGTTCGCTTTAATAAGAGCTATCTTAAAAGTATTACCTGAACTTGCTGTGAAGTTATGGGTGCCTACTAAGATTTCCTGTTTAAAGCTATTTGCGATTGCTGATGTAATAGCCATGCTTTATTGTCCTCTCGTCATTGTTTTTAGTTCACCATTGCGAAACTCATCATTTCGCATTCTTACCTGTTCCTCGTTTGCTAATGTTTGTATGGCTCTATTATAGTAGCCAGACCACATTTCTATCTGTTGAGGAATCTCTTTCATAAAAGCTACTGCTTCTATCAATGATCCATACAGAAGAGCATCTGGGGCTCTATCACCTAAGTAAGTATTTTGATTACCTGATGATATTCCTGGAACTCTCATAGTATACCCTATTTCAACCGTTGTTGCAAGGGATGGAGTTGGTCCAAATAAGAAATTTGTTTGCCTGTTACTGCTGGTGTAGGAAGTACCAGTTTGATTTAAAGCATAGAATCTTATGACTCCAGCTTTACTATTGTCTGTAGGATTCTTTGTAAACTCTCTGATAAAAGTTTCATCTTTCTCTAATAAAAAATCACCATTCTGTATACGCAAATATCTAGGAATAACTAGATCTTCAGGCACAGCAACTGTAGAAGAGTATTGACTAACAGATAAGTTAGCTACTTTTCTAAAGGCTGTTAAGTCTAATTCTTTAGCTATTCTTAATTCTGCTAATTCTATACAGACTTCTATAGGGGCTTTTCCAGAACCTGTAGCTGTTGTAAAAGAAGCGGCAGAATTTTCTAGAAAATCTTGGATGCCTTGTTTTAGTTGATTAAATGTTAAACCCATAATTATGTACCCCAAACATTCTGACCCCAAGACTGGATACCCCAACCTGAACTGTCAATGCTAATTGATATTGTACCATGAGCTGATGTTAAAGACAACCCACCTACGTCTTCTTCTGTACTAATATTTATAGTACCAATTCCAGTAGCAGTTGCTGGGCTTGTCACAGCTAACTGAGAACTAGCTTGGAAAGTTAATGATCCAATACCAGAAGATAATGGCTGACCAACAGGAACTTCTGTAAGGTTAAAATTTAATCCCGTGCCCCCATGAGCTGAAGCAGAAGACTGACCAGTTAATGTTAAATTAGAACTAGCGCTAAATGTTGGACTTGTAAATCCAGAAGATAAACCTAAACCGTCTGCTTCTTCAAGAACACTTATGTTTGGTAATGTGAATGCTGTTTGTAATAATTGTGAATCTGCATTTTCAGCTGTGTTAATGTTAACAGAGCCACGTGCTGAAGTTGCTGCTATGCCTGTTGCAGTAACACCTGTAGCTAATGTTGGTAAAGTAAAAGCTGTTTGCAGTAAACTTGGAGTATCTGCAACTTCTGCTACATTAATATTGACAGTGCCAACTGCTGAAATTGTACCAGGAGTACCTCTACCAAATAAAGAACCTAGCTTAACTGTAGTTAAATCTACATCAGCATCTGGTCTAGGGTTGTATAATGAAGTTGCTTCTGGTCCTAACTTGGGTGGAGTTAGTTGAGGGTGTTTGGGCTCCCAATCTTTTTTGTGAACTCGAAGCCCGTTCCACTCAGTTCGCGCATCTTTGTATCGTATCTTCCTGCCTGAACGATCATCTATCAGATATGCATGTTTACCTGAAGCTCTTTTAGCCATCGTCCTTAGTACCCGCGAATCTTAGGTTGTATATAAAAACTTGCTCTTTCTCTATCCTCTTCTTTTGCGAAATCCCATTCTTCATTATAGATACCTTTTAGTTCTGCTCTTCTTGTAGCATCAACTTTGTCTGGATTTTTATTTGCTAATTCAAAAGCTAATCCACTAATTAATGCTGGGAGATATCTTCTAGGTATATCTGGGTTCTCTGTATAAGTATCTGTTATATCTTGTGGATACCTAATAGTCCAACATTGTAATCTATAATAAGTCTGATCTGGAACTGGAAATAAATAAACTTTATGATTAGCTACACCTGTGCTATCGTACTGACTGTTTCTTTCAACAGCAAATTGTACAGGCTTTCCTTTAGTTGTTTTGTTTGGATAGTTAAGATATTCTGCTAAGCTGATTCTTTCACAAGCCGTATCAGTTACAGGAGATGAGTTTGTATCTCTTGTTGACGCATCTAGAATATCTAGATACTGATTGGCTGCTAAATCTACAGTAGCAGAATCTTTAGTTAGAGTTAAAGTAGTTAGATCTAATGTAAATAAGTTAACGCCTTCATTAACCCATTTAGTTAATAATAAATTTAAAGAACGCCTTGCTGTTACAAGATCATAGCCTGACTTCATTTCAATGCCCACTCTTTCGTGGGCTTCTTGAATTATGTCAGCTACATCTAAATTAAATGTATGTGTACCAGAGGTAGCCATATGTTACCTCCTAGTAGTGTTTGATCCATTCCATTTTAATGAAGACAGTATCTCCAGCTGTTCTTGCTGGATTTGATATTAAGACATCACCACTAAAGTTAGTGACTTGTTTATCTGCAGCTGTTGGTGATATCCCACCTATAGAACTAAAGTCGTAATCATCATACCCATTTAAAACTATAAATGGTATATTAGTTTGAGCATCCCATTGCATTTCTACAGCATCTGCATTATCTGTTACCTGTACATTAAAGTAAACTTTATTTAAAGATAGATACCTACATTCCTTGCCATTATTTTTAGCAAGGGCTGATACATCTATACTTAAGTTTTGCGCGCCTGCACCATCTGTTGCAGTTATTACGTATTGGTTTAATAGTTTTCTAGCACCATCTAAGTATGTTACTAAAGCCATGTTATATTCTCCTTTTTAAGGGTGGGGTCATTACACCCCACCACCGAGTTAATAGTTAATCTTATTCGGAGTCTTTACCGTTGTCAGCAATTGAATATGTGAAGACACCAGTAGTAGTTCCACCAGTAGCAGCAGATGATCCTTGGTTAGCTGTAACAGTAACTGGACCTCCTGATGTTCCTGCTGATGTAACTAAAGCACCACTAGCTCCCACTAATGTACCTTTAGTATCTGCATCAACTTCATTGAAAAATCCATCAGGATCAACTGCAGTTCCGATATCAACAGTTGGGTTTGTACCACCTGTTGCGCCACCGAGACTTAAAAAAGAAATAGGAATTGCTCCTCCTGGTAAAACAAAAGTTTCACCAGCTGTTGCTGATTCTCCGATTCTTACTGCAACTGCTCCCGCACCCACAGGGTTGAATGAAATTATTTCAGACATGACAACAACACCTGGTGTTGCTTTGCCTTTGCCTGCTCCGCCGTTTGATCTAACGACTCCTTGAAATGTAGTTTTTGCCATTGTTTATTCCTCTCGTAATCTAGCTTTGCTAGTCAATGTTAATAGTTGGAAGGGGGCACTAAGCCCCCAACCTATAAGTTTATTAGGCTCCTTGGTTACCGTAGACAGCTCTCCAGTCAGAGAATCCAAATGAATATCTCTCTCTGGCTTTGTATCTTACGTTACCTGTTTCAAAGTCACCTTCCATTTTAGTTGTTAATGCAGCTCTATTAAACATCTTTGTTCCGTTAGGACAGTCAGTTCTAATAAAGAAAGCATCGGTATCATTAAACCTGTGGTTAATAAAGTAACCACCTGGTAACATACCCATGTTGTTAATTGCATTAATATCGTTGTCAGCAGTACCGACTCTGTTAGGAGACTTCATAAGTCTCTCAGCGACAAATACTAACTGCCTTGGAATGTGCAGTGTTTTACCAGTAATTGCAGCTGGCACGCCTTTGTCATCTGTAAATCCAGCAATGTCAATCAATGCTGTTTCTAAAGATGTCTCAGACAAGTCAGCGTAAGTTGCTGGTCTGTTGGACCCAGTGCTACCGTTTTGTAATGGGTGTGCATTAGATACTAATGATTGTCCATCACCGCCTGTGAAGTTTCCGTCAAAGGCATTGTTGTAAACGTTAGACGCTGTTAATTGCTTTGCAGAAGCCATTGCTCTTGCTAAAGCTTTGGTTAGTCTGGTTGACAACTTATCATATAAGTTATCTTCCATAGCTTCCTCAGTTAATGAGAATGCTAATGCAACTGTTTTGTGAGTGTATCGTGATACATATCCTTCACCTGTTTCAGCGTAAGATACTGGTGCACCTTCGAATTTCTCACCTGCATTACCAAAGCCTGGGAAGAGTACTTCTTCTTCAAATGCTCTGTTTGATGTTTCCTCATCGAACAAGACGGTATGCTCATTTTCGTATCTGTTGTATTCAGTTCCAAAAATAGCGTTAAGACCTGGCTCAAGTTCTTTAAGGATTTGTGCTCTAGTTATAGCCATTTATTATCCTCCTATATACCTGCGACACCAGTGCCGCCTAGTCCATATTGATGAGTATTGATTTTCACCAAAATGTCCATTGTTGTTCCTGTTGCTGTGTAAGTATCATCAGCTGCAGCACTACCTAATATAGATAATGGGAAACCTGCGTTTCCTGTATTTACTGTTGATGAGTCTGCAACAAGACCTGATTTGTGTGTGATTGCTGATCCAACAGGATCTGCAACGATCTGTATAACGTGACCTACGTCCGCGTTTGTTAACGCTGCTCCGCCTGCTTGATCTGCTTGAATCTTAAAGATTGTATCAGGATCATCATATACGTAACATTTATACTTCTCTTTAGCTACAGTGCCATTAGGAATACTTCTAACAAACTTAACTTCACCAGTTGAGTTGTCTTGATATTCCGCGCCCCAAAATACACCTACGACTGCGCCTGGACTTGCTGCTGCCATATCAGTTACGATATTACCAGTGCTTAAAGTCACGAGATCACCTTCGAAGAATGCAGTCGGAGCGGTAGTGGCGATTCTATAACCTTGTGAACCTACGAAATTGTTAGTTCTAACAAGTCCGCCTTTCGCATGTTTAACTGGACTTAATCCAAAACCTGCCATGTTTACCTCCGTTGTTAATTAGCAAAGTGGAGGTACCTATTAGTCCTCAAACTTTGCCTGTTTTCCTCCGCCTACTGAGACTGAGGATTGTTCGTCTTGGCTTATAGGTGCAACAGCGCTGTTGTTTTTCTGCAACTCAGAGTTGACCGCTCCCTCTGCAGCTTTGGTCTTGTTAGCAAAGTATTCATTTCGTTGGTCTGCAATTTCTTGGTCAACCTTCATCAAAATTAAATCACCTGATCTAACAGTGCCCGCATGTTTACCTGTGTCTAAAACATCCGCTTGCCAGTTAACGCCAAGCTCTTCTGGTTTAACTGGTTCGTATCCTTGACGGCTTCTTTCGTGAACATTTCCTGAATGATCTTCACCCAAAAGTTCATTTCGAACCCATCTATAATGTACACCATCTGGAGCCTTTGGAGTTTCCAATCGACTTGGCGGTGCCCATGTTTTCTTGCGAGTACCCGATGCTCGCGTCTTTCGAGTTGTCTTAGTAGCCTGTGTCATTCATCTACTCCTTATCCCGCAGCTTGATCTCTGCGCATTTTTTGTTTCGCGTATTCTTGTAAAGATACTCCTAACTTATTAGCAGTCTCTACTTCTGATTTACTCAATGTGACTTTTTGCTTGCCACTTGGAGAGGTACGCGTTCCTCCCGCAACTACTTGTACTTTTTTCGCTGATGCAGTATTTTTAAACTTATCAGGAAACTCGCTTCTGATTCTGGCATCTAACTCACTATAGTATTCATCAGGATCAGCATCAGGATATACTCCTTCATCTATTAATTCCTTATGTATTACCATAGCCGCTTGTGTCATAATCTTTTGGCTTTGGTCATTACCACCAAACCAAGAGTTTCTTTTTTGCCATTGAACAGCTCTCCTATCTGGAACACGTTCTGGCTCTGATTGTTTTACTTCATCAGAAGAAACTTTTTCTTTTGCGGCAGAAGTTCTATTAGCTTTGTCTTCGTATTGTTTAACTACAAGAGATTCAGCTTTTATAGATGCTAGCTTATCAGTAGCCTCTATTTCTTTCTCGATATCACTATTAGTTTTAGCATCACGTAATGTAGCTAACACTTCTTTTTCTTGAGCTTTTAATCTGTTACCATATTGCTTTACAGCCTCTAGTTCAGATTCAGCAGTTCTACCAGCTAGTTCTTCTCGCTCTTCTTGAAATTGTTGTTTTTCTTTTTCAAGAGCTTCAAGCTTTTCTTGTAGTTCTTTACGCTGTTTTACTAAACGCTTTATGCGTTTTTCAGCTCGTTTGCCATATACCTTTTTATCTTCAGATTCTTCCTCATCAGTAGCTATAGATGCTTCTTCCTCTACGGGGTCTTCATCAATTTCTTCTGTTTCGGGAGTTTCTGGTTCTGGAGCTGGCTGCTCTTCAGATGGGCTTTCTGTGTGCCCCTCTTCATCAATCTCAATCTCGAGTTCTTCCTCTTGATTAAGTTCTTCTTGTTTTGGGTCTTCTATCATTTATACCTCCGTCAGTTGCGAACTGCGTTTATACGCTGTGGACAATATAATACCACATTTAGTGGTAATATTGCAAGGGGTTATCTATGCTTTATTTTATCTGGTTCAGGTACTATAGCTACGACTTCATCATCATTTATGACAGAGTAATCCTCATTCTCATATTTGAATTTAAGTCCTACATACTTTCCAGTTAAAACATAGTCACCTACTTTACACCACGTAGTTGCTGATTTGTCCATATCTTTATAACATTCTGGACCCATATCTACTACTTGAGATACTACACATGCAAACTTAGCTAATTCTCTAGTTTGATCTGATAAAAGTATTCCACCTGATGTTGTTGCTGGTGGTTCCCAAGGTTTAAGTAACATACGATAGCCTTGTGGTTTAGGTAATTTATTCATCTGTTCCTCCTGCGATGTCTTTGTATAATTTCTTATACTCAGTTTCTAGTCTGTCAGACATATCATTTAACGTCTGACCTATGCCAACTAAAAATTTATAGCCTGCATAGTCATCAGTGCTACCACTAAGTAGCTGCTGATTATTGGCTTCTATTGCTTCAGCCAAAACTTTTTGCATACGTTCTTTATAATTATTAACTTGATCTAACATTTGTTCTCCTGTAATTCTGAAAGGGGGCACCTTTAAAGACACCCCCGAAAGTAAGATTACTTAATGTCGATAATCTTTTCCTTCTTTTCTTCAGGAATTATCTTTTTAAGTTTAACACAAAGTAGTCCGTCTTGCAACCCTGCGTCTTCTACTACAAAGTCATCAGCTAATTCAAACTTCTTAGTAAAGTTCTTTTCTGATATTCCTTTGTGTATTAATTTGTCTGCATCTTGCTTGTCTTTTTTAGTTCCTGTAATAGTTAAAGTATTTTCTGCATACTTTACTTTTACATTCTTTTTAGTAAAACCAGCAACAGCCATTTCGATCTCATAGTTTTCAGAGTCGATCTTTCTTATATTGTATGGTGGAAATGATGTGTATTCTAAAGAATCCATCCTATTGAATATATTGTCAAATCCTATCCAAAACGGATTGTATTGTTCTAAGCTTGTCATAATATACCTCCTTTGAAAGCAAAGTTTACTAGCTCCTTACGGCAGCTATCTATATTATATAGTAATTATTTCTTAGATGTCAACCCTGATAAAGGATTATTTAAAGCTTTATTTATTTTTAAATCTAAATTATCTTCTAACAATTTCATCTCATCTAAAAGTTCTCTAGCATCTTCTTTCTGTCTATCCTCTACATCATTTACAATTTCAGTTATGTGACGCACGTCACCTTCCATTTGACGTAAATCTGTTTTAAGATCATCTTTTAATTCACGACTTACTTGAGCTACTAGATTTATTTCTTCTAATACTATATCTAACTCACTCTTTAATCCTTCTACTTTTTGAATTAAAATTTCTACTTTAGCATTAGTTTCAGATTCAATTAACGCTAGCTTTTTATCAAAGCCACTTAGATCTGGTTCTGTGTATGTTACTATTTTTTCTTTCATGTCAAGATAATCTTGATAGAAAGTGAAACCTGTCCATGCGGCTCCACCGAGAGCGGATAACAAAGTAAGAATGGCAAACACCTTTCCTCCAGTTATCTTCATTCCCGAATACTCAATACTGGGCATTTACTATATCCTCCATTATTTGTCCTTGTTCTGCTATGAATAGATCACCATACTGATCATCTATTACTTTATTTAAATACTCATTAACATTTGTATCTTGTATTGTTGATTGAGTATCAAAAAATGTTTTAGTATTGCCTAAGATCTGCATTACTATTAATGTTTTCATTTGAGCTGCATCATCATATCTAGCTTTGTCATCTATTTTTTTAACTATTTTAGTAGCTGCTTTTTCTTTAGCACTAGGTTCTTTCACAGGTTTTTCTGGTTCTTCAGTTTCTTCCTGTTGTACTTCTTCTTGTTCGGTACTATCTTCAGTTTCCACAGCGGGCTCTTCAGCAGCTTCGCTATCGGGTTCGATTGTTTCTTCTTCTGTTGGTTGTTCATCTATAGTTTCTTCTACTTCTGCTGGAGCTTCTTGGACTTCTTCCATATTAGGAGGTCCTTCTTGTGTTTCTGGTTCTGGCATATCCATTTCAGGTTCAGGAACTTCTTCTACTGCCGCAACCATATCTGGTGGTGGAGGCAATTCTTCAAGTTCTATTTGTATTTCAGCTTCAACTGTTTCTATATTAACAGGAATTTCTACTGGCATATCAGAAGGAGCCAATAGTTCCATAGGGGGAGGTGGAGCAAATTCCATCTCGAAATCCATTTCAAAATTTATTTCCATCTCTACAGTTTCAAAAGTAATCTCTTCTGTTTCTGGTTCTATAGGTGCAAAGTCTACCATGCCATCATCTACAACTACATCATTATATTCAAATACTTCTTCTACAAATTCTATTTCCGTAGGATCAAATATGTTTAAATAGTATATTTGTTCTAAAGTTGTAACTTGTTGCGTTATAATTGTATTAACTACATTATAAAACACATTAAGGCTAACATCATCAAAGACAGGTCCTACTGCTAGGTTGATATCTCTGCCCCCTATTTCAATAGTAACTTTGTTTAGTACACCACTGAAATCGAAAGACCCGTTATAAGATTGGTAGCCTGTTGATACTCCAGACTCAGACAAGATGTCAGTGCCTGAAAAGACCTGACTAGTTCCGTTAAGTCCTGTAATGTGCATGTATATTCTATCTTGATCATCTTGTTTATCTACCTCAATTGTATATTTAACTTCTCCCCCGTTGTTTATATTTAGATCTGAAATATCGACAGTTTGTATAAATGTCGTACCCATACCTTCAACTCCCATAGAAGAAGTAGAATTACCTGATCCTGTAATTTGTGCACACTTATCAGAACCTAATCCATAACAAGCATTACCTGTTGGCATACTTGCAGGACCTTGCCCACCCCAGTCTGAATCCATGTCACCTTCTTTTGTAGAAGTAACATAACCATTTGTTCCATCTAGAATATCTCCTGAGTCTTCATTAGTTACTGTAGTGGTTGTAGTAGTTTCTGTGGTTACAGTTGTTGTAACAATCTCTGTACCTAAATCTTCTTCAGTTACTTCAACTTGTGTATCTTCCGTAACAGTTACACCAGGTATACAAAGACCTGTTACATCTGGTAAACAATCTGCCTTAGAATAAGAGGAGACCAGTAGTAATAAGGAACAAAGTCTTATAAAGTGCAATATGACCTGCATCACTCATCTCTCCTTTTACAGGCTTACTTGCCTGCACATAATCTTTTTTATATTTACTTCCGTCTGGGATATCATCTGGATTATCCATCCAAGAATTTTGCGCTTCTGTGCCTATAGCTCCATTATATGGGCAAGGTGTGCCTGCATCAGTCATTGCATCAAAGACACGTGGGTCCTGACATAACACTGATACTGCCGCAACTTTCATACCCATCGAGTATAATGAACGTGATAGTTTTAAACTTTGACATAATGTATCGTCAATAAGAATTCCTGTAGCTACACCTAATACATTATTCTGCACACTTCCACCAACACCCACTTTGCATATATCACTATTTGAGTTTATTATTGATGGAGCATTTGCTGTAGGCGGAGTTGAATTTGTAACTACCGTGCTCGACACAGTATTTGTTTCAGCCCTAGTATCTGTTATAACAGCTACAAGTCCAAACATAAACAATATGGAAAATAATAATCTAAAGTCTTTCATTACCATTTGCTTTTGTCAGCCCAGTAAGCTGCAGACATTTTTCCTTTAGATATATTTTTAGCATGCCGCGCTTTAAATGATTTTCTTCTAGCTTTATCTTTAGCAGTTGTTGGATTTTTACCAGCACCTGATACTCCTTGCTGTCCGTATCTAATTGTTTTAACTTTGTTACCTTCTTTGGCAACTACAACATGCGATTTCTTTGGGTGACTAGGAGTTCTTTTAGGTTTGTTATAACCACTGACCCCTGCGCGTTTTAATCTAGGATCTGCTACCATTACATTATTTCTTTCTTAATCATTATCTTAGCATCCTGTATTCCAGACTTAGCCATGTCCATAGCATCTTTTGCCATCTTACGATCTCTTTCTAAATCTGTATTCTCATCATCTATCATAACTTTAGCTTCGTCTAAAGATATTTCGTCTTGATGTTTTTTAGCATCTAAAGCTAACTTAGCTTTACGTAATTCTAAATCTTCTCTTTGTAACTCTAGTTGTTGTTCTTGAGGATCTTTCTTTTGTCCAGTCATAATTTTTTGTTTTTCTTCATCTAGCTTCATAATAGAATCAGAAGCATTGGCTGTAAGTAATGCTATTTGATTTTCCATTTCAGGTGGCAGTGGTTGTCCTGACATCATGGCTTGTACTATTTGAGAATCACCAATCATCTGGGCTACTTCACCTCTGTACTTCATAGCTAAATGATCTTGTATATGAGAAGATAATGCCTGAAGCATTATAGTATTTTCTTTGTATGCTACATTATTTATCATAGAAGCGTGAGCCACGATGTGAGCATCATGGTTTTGATCTTGCCTTGGAACTAAAGGTGCCCCCTTCATAGCTGCCATATTTTCTGTAACAGGGTCAGCTGATATAGGTTGCATGTTTTGTTTTAAATATCTTTGTGGTTCTTCAATGCCCATAGCAGAAAACAATTCCATGCCTATTGCTTCCATATTGTAAGCTTGAGGATTCTGTTGTGCTATTTGCATAATCGCGTTTATCTTTGCAATTCTATGAGCTTCAGTCGGCATGTTCGGATCGGACACAGGGAGAACATCAATTGACTTTAAATTAAAATCATTTCTAAAAACTTGTTGTGCACCACCTGCGATCTCATACGGGTACAGATCAGGAAGATACTCAAAATCTAGTCTCGCCAAGATTCGCAGGTCTTTGGATTGAGCGTTATGCAGACGCTTGTGCACAGCGCTGAACAACTTAGAACTCTGCTCTAGCAAAGCCATAGTCGTACCAACAGGACCATAGTTAGATGCTTGATCTACTATGTTGTCGGTCGAGTCAGCAAACTCTTTCGCAGCATTAACAACATACTGCATTAAATTAAATAATGTACCTGAAGGTTCTTTAAAAGGTAAAGGCTGTAGAGACTTGCCTAGGTCACCCGCAGGACTATTTACTTCTCTCCATTCACCAGGAGCTATAGGCTCGTCAGGCGCAAGCACGCGAAGACCATGTGCTTTAAAACCGCCAGGTAAGTTTGAAAACGTTCCAGCATCTATCAATTGTCTCATTGATGAAGTTGCTGTCTTAGTTAAACCTCCAATTAAATGTAAGTAACCATAACCATAGAAACCTAAACCAGGTATCATATAGTAATGTGTAAAGTACATTTTCTTTTCTTTCTTTATATCTTCTACATTCCAGTTTCTTCTTACTGCTAGTATCTTACCTTCGTCAGTCATGTGAACTACGTAAGGAAGTTTTAAACCATCAGGATCTTCAAATCCAGGTAAGTCTAAGTTAACATGCATTTCTAAAATTTCTACTCGTTCAGTTTCACCATAAGGTTTAGTAACACCTAATATTTCATCTGAAGCTTCTTGTGCAGAAGTTTCGTCTATATTACTTTCGCTTACATCTACATCTGCAAAAGTTCCAGCCATTTGAAATTTTTTAATTTCATTCATAGACATAGAATACTTGTGCGTAAATCTTTCTGCATTTTCTAAATCAGATGCATAGTAATCTACATAAAAATCTTGTGCTTTAATATATTCAGTTCTTGGTCTTTGTAAGTTTACATCCCAATAAGTTTTTTTAAATGCTGAACCATAAAGAGCTACATAAAATAATAAACGATCTAGTTCAGGACCATACTCTGGCATTTGAACTTGTGTTTGATAATTCATAAAATGACGAACACGATTTGCTTGTTCCATTTTTTGAGGAGTTTGTAATCCTACAATTCTTGTACGTACAGGTCCTTCTGTAGGAAATAATTCTTTATATGCTTTTGCTTGAAACTTTACTACTGCTTGTGATAATACGGGGTGTGAAGATGCACATGCTCCAGGAAATGGTTCATCACTTTCTTCTGCTTTGAAACCTAATAAATCTATTCCTTCTTCAGCAATAGTATCATATTCATTTCTAGATTGTTTATCTCTTTCAAATGAATCTTGTAATTCATTTGCAATAGATCCTAATTCTTTTTCATCAATAAATTCTACTAGGTTAGCATCATGGTCCGTAGCTTCCATAGAGTTTTCGTCTTCGTCAAATAAACCCATAGCCTTAGCTTCTTCTATCATACCTTGATCTTCTAAAGTAACTTCAGCTCCACCGTCTGGTGTAACCATTACTTCGTCAACAGGTTTGACTGGGGATTCAGGCGATGTAAGATCTTCGCCTTCTAGTAATTCAAGTTGTTTTTCTACTATCATATATCAATCCTTAATAATAACGTCTGCGTTTTTTATTATACACTGCTGACTCATCTAAGTCAAGCCATGAATTATCACTATGTTCTAAATATCCACCATTACGGACGTACAATATAGCTTGTGTTACGGAGTCTACAATATCATCATGGGGTCCTGCTGGAAATTGTCTGCATTGTTCTATAGTATCTTTTGCCCAAGGTTTTAGTAGAGGAGCAAAGATTCTTGAGTTGTGAAATAAAGAACTTACTGCGTATGCCCTAGATACTTTATCTCTATCAGGTTGGTATTCTTGAATTGGCAGCCCAGCTAGTCTTAAATCTTGAATTAAAGATTGTCCTGATGCTTTCTTTTCAATTACTATAGAGTCTGGTTTATGTTTCATAAATTTATCTACAGCTTTTTGTCTTAATGTAGGAAAATCCCAACGACCTTTCTCCATTCCTAGTAAAACCATGTTAGCTAAACTAACTTCGTCTTTTTTAAATATACCCCATGTAGTAACTACTGAGTAATCTGCAGTTGTCTTGGTAGAAAATGCAGTATCCCAGGACTGTATAATAAAATCACACTCGGGAGGGTCTTCACTAGTCCAATCTTGCCAGTAATCTACTTGTATTATGCCGCCTGTCTCTGATGATGGGCTTTGTAAGTACAATGCATCAAATTTAAAAGGGGGTGTATTGTTTTTTGTACGTATTATGTCCTCTGTTGCCCAGCAAAAACCGTTTTCGCGGTCAGGTGCCTCCCAGAAAGAGTGACCAAGCTTAGGTTTTGGGTAAGATTCTGTTAAATATCCTTGTGTTATGAGAAAGTCTCTAGCCTTTTCTAATTTTTCTGCAGATTCTGCAGTGTTTATAGCAGGAATTCTAACAACTGACCACTTATCTGCTAGAGGTGAAGCCTCTTGTTGCTTTAACAGGTGACCTGCTAGGTCATTTTCGTGCCATCTTGTCATAACCAGCACAACTTTTCCACCTGGCATTAATCTTGTACGCAAACCAGAGGAGTACCACTCGTTTAGCTGCTCTCTTCTAGTCTTAGAGAACGCATCTTGCTCTGATATAGGGTCATCAATGATAGCTAAGTGTGCACCAAAACCTGCAATACCTGATCCAGAACCAGCAGCTAAGAAACTTCCAGCTTGTTTACCATTTTCTTCTAGTGCCCAAGAGTTTGCTGCGCGATTATCTTTTCTAATTTTAACTTTAGGAAAGATTGTATTGTATGCAGTTGTATTTATGATGTCACGAATAGTTCTACCAAACTTAGTTGCTAAATC